TTAGCGAGCCAGGGCTCTGACGTAGGCCTGACAGGCCTGCAAGGCAATCAGTCCGCGATCACCGGCGTCGGTGATCGCGATAATTCGTTGAGCATGCGCCGGGTCAAGTCGGGCTCGCGGGGCGCCATGATCCACGCCGCCGGCGCCGGAGGTGGCTGGCACTGCGCAGGTAGAGGCAGCGTCATGGGCATCGAGGAGGACTGACAGGCGCACATCAGCAGTGGCAAGACGATCGCGCAGGCGACTTTGATCATGTTCGGCATCGCTAAGCGCTCGATAATGGGTTTGTTCACTGGCCGACAGTCGCTGCTCCAGGGCCAGACGCCTGTTTTGTTCGGCCTGTTGCTCGGTGGCGGTCGCCAGAGTCAGTTGATTAAGGGTCTCGGCGTGCAGCCTGGCCTGTTCCGCCAGTTGCCGGTCGTAGCGCCAATCCTGAAACTGCCAGGCCAGCGCCGCCGAACAACCGGCCAGCACCAGCAGACCGATCAATCGCCAACTGATCAGACCGAGGACTGGCATAGCACCGACCTCGCCCGCGCCCAGGTTTCCAGGCGATCCTGCAACCCGTTCAGCCCGCCGTTGATACGGCGAGTGATGCTGTTGAACTGGTCGCGATCGGCCAATTCATTCAGGCCATTCCGCTCCCAGAACCAGGCGGCGGACTCGGCCGCCCATTGCGGTTGCTCCAGCAATTCAGGTAACGCCAACAAACGTTCATCGCCAAACAGGCCGAGACTGCATTGGCGGTAGTTGTTACGCCCAGTGATCTGGATCAGGCCTCGGCCACGGTACTTTTGACCGTCGCCGTCGGGTTCCGGGGTGTTGCCCAACCGGGCGGCCAGGGTGCCGGTGTCGTATTTGCTCAGGTATTGGTTGTTGCCCAGTTCACGTACGTACTGCAACTGCCCCGACTCATGGCCGACTTGCGCGAGAAAGGCGGCGATGCGCTTCGGGGTGTTGATGTTGCGGTGGGACATGGCGGTGTTGAGGGCGGAAATGAAAACGCCCGCTTGGGAGCGGGCGTTGGGCATGATGCTTTGTAGTTGTTGCGTAACGATCATAGTTACCCCGAAAGGCAGGCGGAAAAGGCGTTAAAGTTGCTCAGCCAACCAAAGCGGCGCACTGGGTCGATGTTCGGTGAACGGGAAGAAAGATCCTTGTGGCCAGTCTCGCAGTGCACGACGATAAGCCTGCAGTTGGGCGTATTGATCAGTGGTCAAAGTAGTACCGCCGCCATCCTCCAGTTCATCTCTGTCGCGAGCAACCATGCTGTCTGTGGCCGACAGCTGTGCATCACGCCAGAAACGCTCGGCGTTCGCGGCTTCTTCCGGTGCAAGGGGTGGTGTATCGACAAGAACGGGATACCCGTTATCGGCACGAACGGAAATCATCTTCGCGGTGACGGCCAGTTCTTGAAGTAGTGACATCCAGTACGTCTGAGGGATCTCTATGACATCGGAAGGAATATCCGATGTATTGATTCCGGGTACATATACACCACAGGTACTTGCGCTAAACAAAACATTGAACTCGTTCATTCAATACCCCTTGGCAAAATAATAAACGCCCCATCCAGCAGCCGATAGACCGCCCATGTCTCGCACTTTCAAGCGACAGCCCTGTTTGGTGGCACTACCCTGGACCATAATGACCGCCGCTCCATCACCACCCACATGGTTGGCAACAATGGAGGAAAAGGCTGTTGGAAACGAAATGGGGAACGTGACAAACACGTCTCCGCTGGCATCCGTCGTCCCGTAGCCCCATTGATCAATGTTGCCGCTGGAATACTTCTGGTATCCAGGAAGGCCGTTCATCCCGGAGAACAATGAGGTGTATTTCAAGCTGACTGTTCCACCGACCAAACGCCATTGGCCGCCCAGCTTGAGAAACTCTGCGGTTTCCCCCAGCCCAAGAACAATTGAACCTGTCACACCGTTGGATGCCTTGATGGTATCTGCGCCGGGCGCTGCCGAGACCGTAAGTGCTCCCGAGCCGGCATTAACAATGTTAATCGTCGCTGCATGCGCAATGTCGGTCGTCACGGGCAACGTCGCAGTAATGGGCGTACCACTGGAAAAACTGCTGACACCTCCGATATTGGACGCTGTCAGCGTCGCACTCGCGGCATACGATGCAAAACCCGAGAATTGCAGGCCACTTCGGGTTACAAAAGAAGTCGTTGCAACAGTGTTACCGTTGTCGAATTGCGGGGCAGTGACGAACAGACCACTGCTGCGCAATGCCGCAAGAAGTTGATTATTCAGCCCTTCCGTAGGGGTTATTCCAGCGGCCTGGATAACACTTAATACTTCCTGGGTAATGCTATTACCCCAACTCGCCGGAATCAAAGATCCGGGCGCCCCCGTCACAGGGTTTTCATCGACAAACTTCCCATCAACCAATCCGGCGCTGGGTACACTTCTTGGGTAATCCACTGATTAGCTCCTGATCCATGATATCCGGTACCAGCCTAAGAGGCGGTACGACAGCAATTCAGCCCACAAATAAAAACGTCCGCTTGGGGCGGACGCTGAACCTGTCTATACGGTGCTGTAACTTATTCAATGCGACTCCAGTGAATCGGTAAGCCAATGGGGAGCCGCGGGCCTGGCAGGCGTTTGCGGAAATTGGCTCGATTCCGGCCACTCGCGTAACGCCTGGCGGTACTCCAGCAACTCCAAATACTGCTTTGCTGTTAGTGTCGTCACCCGACCAAGATCTTGCTCATCGCGGTGGCGTGCTACAAGCCATTGATTGGCTGAGAGGCTGGAACGGCGCCACAAACGCTCTCGCATTACCGGATCGTCTTCCGACATATCAGCCGTCAGTGATGAGTCAAAATGAGCGTCCGACGCAACGGGCGGCGCGACACTCGGCTCTATTGGGTTCAACCGCTCTCCCACTTCAACTTCAACCCCCTCGGGGATAAGCCTCATTGAGGTCAGAAACCCAGGGGCAAACAACTCAGTGATCGCGTAGTGGCCAGTGTCGATCAGTTCAGCGACAACCCCTTCGTCCAGGCGTGCATAAACAGCCATTATTCGTACTCCCAGATTTCACAAAAAGCGTTGCCGCCGGGCCCGCTCAGGCACGAAGCCGAAGCATTGGTCGAACAACTGCCACTGCCTCCCGAACCTCGCGCACCGGGATTACCGTTGCCGTTTACCCCCGTGAAAGGGCCGCCACCGTCAAATTGACTGGCCCCCCCGGTTCCAGACAGAAGTCCCCAGTTGGTATTGCTCATCGCATAGCCGCCGTGAATGCCGCGAGCGTTGGCAAGATTGCCTCCTGTTACAGTCAGCCCTCCCATGCCTCCCTGAACAAACCCGGACGTGGTCGCCACGAACGTCAGGATTTGTCCGCCGAAACCGCCCGCAGCACTCATGTAGGTCCCAAAGGAAGCACCGCCTCCCGCAGCACCCGCCCCGTTGCGCGCGGCACCTCCTGCTCCCAATGTAATAGGCACCCCGGCCAGCATTTCAGCGCTCACGTCATAGAGACTTTCGGCATAGGCACCTGAACCACCGCCGCCCCCCAGACTTTGATAAGTCGCCGCGACGGGCGGGCAACCGGCCCCGGAACCACCGGCGCCCACCAATCGCACGCGAATCCGTTTGGCCTTGGGATTGGGGCGGTAAACCGTAGTCCCGACCGTATCGAATTGCTTGACTGCCAACAGTCGACCAACGGCATCGGTGATGCCGTAGCCACTCAACGTGGTAGGGGTGTTTTTCATTTTGGTGAAATCGACCAATGCGCCGATCGCCAGCGCCAACTGGTCATTTTTGGCTTCGTCTGGTGTCAGCCCAGCAGCCTTGATGACGTTCAGAATCTCTTGCGTCACCCCATTGCCCCAGGCCGCTGGAATCAGCGATCCCGGTGTTCCGACAATGGGGTTTTCATCGACAAACCAGCCGTTGACCAGGCCAACACTGGGAATACTAGTTGGATAATCCACTTTCTCTTCTCTCGCTGTAGGTCTAATAGAACATTGACTATTTCTCGATGGAACCAGGAGCGAGAGGCCAAACGATTTCGGTTGGAAAACCCGCTTGTTGCTCAATGCGATTCAGCTCAACGCTGTAGAGTTTCCACTCCATCAGGGCTAACTGCTCAACGTGAGACGCATCACCGATATCCTCGGCGTATTGAAGTGGCGCTATTCGCAAAACAGCCTCACGAAGTAGCGTGTCGCGCTTGGACAGGACCTGAACTTTGATGTCGAACAGGCGAGCCACCTCGTCAAGTTTCCAGCCATTGTCATTCCAGACGTAGTAGTTGCCCGGCCATGGTTCGACTGTAAAAACTTCCGGTAACTCTCCGAGTTCACTCCAGACCTGCTGGGCCCCGCCATCCTTGCGATAAACCAAACCGCGACGATCAATCACTTCCCGGGGAACATCGTTCACCAGCGCCCATGTACGGCCGCTTTCCGCAGGCGGTAGTTCGAATGAAAGTTCAACGGCATTACTGGGTAATTGAATACCGACACCCGGAGTGACAGGAAACTCTACGGGCCCTGACAAGGCGCCCGAGTTATCTAATAGATAATAAAACATGGACACCTCAGATAAGCTTTATACGACCGGGATAGGCGATGTTGCGAGGGCGCGTGACGCCACCATGGTTAATCAAATCACCATCGGAGATTTGCAAAACAGGCTGGGGAGATGTGATGTATTTGACGGTTGCACCGGAATAATCGGTGTAGTTCCCGGTATCAAGACCCAGTTGAACCTTTTGACTATTGATATGCGACGCAAACAGAATGTTGTCAGCAATACCGTTATCGCCCTGTACCAATGAGCCTTTTTGCCAAGAGCCTGGAGCTCGACCCGGATCAACATCGCGACCCTCAGCTAGTAAACGAAGAAACTCACCTCGAGCCTCCGGCGTTCGAAAGGTTGTCGAACCATCTCCGGGCGTCCATGCGCCCCCACGATCACTTTCGGAACGCAACATGCCCGACTGTTGTGCATGATCCCAAAGCCACGGCCATTCGGCACGATTGAGCAGAGATCCATTGAGCGCACCATAACCACCTGGTACTACCGACGTAGTTGTCTCAAAAACAGTACGTCCAAGTGTAGTACTGTCAAACCGTCCAACTGGCCACCAACTACCCGCCGTGTCACTGCGCAGGTGCCACCAATCGCCCGTCCCCATCAACACCAGAAACGGATAACCGCCCGCCGATAGATGCGTATGAAATCGGATTCGGTCAGTGCCTACTGCCTGAATAACGAGGCGATTGCCGCTGTTATCAACACGTCGAACGATGACGTCACGAACACCCAACGTAACATTGGCTGGCGGCAGGCTGACGGTGACGGCACCGGAACTGGCATCAATCAGTACGAGACCAAGCTCTTCGACGGTCAGAACTTTTGATGCCGCTAGCCGCGTGATCACCGAATACATCGGATTGGTCTTGCCAATGATCGCCAGGATAGCCTTGAGCAGTTGACTGTTGTCCGCTTCGGAAGGCGCCAGACCTCCCCCGGTAATCACACCCAGAACCTCTTGCGTGACGCTGTTGCCCCATACAGCCGGAATCAACGATCCCGGTGTCCCGGCGACGGGGTTTTCATCGACAAACCGGCCATCGACCAGCCCGACGCTGGGGACGCTTTTTGGATAATCCATATGTCTATCGTTCCTCTGAAATAACAAAAAGTCCGTGTCGACGTGGTTGTCGGTGCAATCGCGCCCACGATTTTTTTTCAAAAAAAAAGCCCACGCATACGTGGGCTTGAACAGGGGAATTGAATGGCTTTCGCCTAGTCAGCCGGGTCGCTGATGAATTCGCGAATAGCCACCAACGCTTCATCGCCCACGCTGCGGGCTTGATCCATCTTGCCCTTGGCCGCGTGCGCGCGGATTTGCGTTTTGGCCTTGAGGCGCAGTGTGCGCAGGGTCAGCAATTGGTCGCTGAGCTCTGCGGCTTTACTCAAGATCTGCTCGGCGGCCTGCTTGGCCGTCCGGCCTTTAACAACCCAAGCAGACACAGCCAGCGGTACGTCCTTTTTCGGGTAGCCGGCGTCCTGAAAGGCTTGGGCGTCAGCGGCCGCCTGGGCATATTCCATGGCTTTGAGTGGATCACCGGCCAGGGCAGCGCGAGCACTGTCTGCGGCGGCATCGACTTTGGCGCACAGGCGTTCGGCTTCCTGCTGTTCCAGCTGAGCAACTTTCGCGGCGTCCAGCAGCCATTTTTCACCGTCCCAGTCATGGGCGGCAGAAGGTTGTGCGGGACGCAGACCGTCCTCGAACTGATGAAGCTCTTGAATAACGTTCATCGAATCAACTCCCAGGAAAAACTGACATTGACGGCCGCCGCAAAGTTGATCGCGATTCCCGTGGCGTAATCAGAAACCGGATGGTTCTTGATCCCCATACTGAACAGCAATTCATCGCTGACGGCGCTGGTCGAACCGAGCATGTGTTCGGCCTGGTAGGACTGCCAAAGCGAACGTACCTGGTTATGGTCAAAACTGGCGGTCAGCGTCGTGACCGTGACGTCGTTGACAAAGTTGTTGGTAACCATCACGCAGGGAAGTGGAGTCGTCCAACCTGCATCGTGATTAGAACTGGTGGTCAGGGCCGGTGAGAGAAAGCAGTAGTTGCCGCCAACCCAACCTGTTGGCGCAAACGCCACGCCGGTGATCTCCGTCGTAGAAGGCGTCGGGTTCCCCACCACCAGACGTGCTGCCCGGGCATGAGGATCCAGGGGCAGGTAAACCACGCCGTTGCCGTTGACGGTTTGCGTCCACGCCAACCGGTTACGGTTGTAGATCGACCTGATGACCGGCACGGCCCCCGGTGCTCCCGTCATCACCCAGGCGATGCAAATGTCCAGCGGCGTGGATTGAAAACCGCCCCCCGCCCCGCCATTGACAGTGCCCTTCAATCCTTCGGGAGCAGCGTCATAGATTGTTCCTCGCTGCGTATAGAACGTCAGCGCTCCCCCCACCACCTGCGCTCTCAGGAAATAGCCCGAGTTAGCCAGCAGTTCCAGGCTGCTCCAGGCTGTGGTCACAAATGTACGGGAGCGTCCCAACTGCCCGGCCACGACTTCCTGACCGAGACTGATGTACACACCAGCCGGAATCGAAACCTTGCCACCGCCGGTCGAAACAGCGGTCGGGGTCACCGTCAAACGGGCATCGGCGGTCGCCACTGTCGGCAATGGCAAGGCCGTTAGGGGCAATGCCAGATCCTGGTTCCAGCCCTTGGCGGTGACCGTTTGAATCGCTTGCAGCAACTGGTCGCTTTTCGCCTCATCCGGGGTCAATTCCCCTGCCTTGATGACGTTCACAATCTCCTGCGTTACCCCATTCCCCCATTCCGCCGGAATCAACGACCCCGCCGTCCCGGTCAGCGGGTTCTCATCCACAAACTTCCCATTCACCAATCCGGCGCTGGGCACACTCTTCGGATAATCCATCCCTCTACTCCCTAGTCATAATTGATGTGTACCCTGGTGTGCGCCGGTGCGCTGCGGTGGATCAAACACTCCAGTGCCGAGCCCGGATTCACGCCGAAACGCTCGCCCCAGTAACTCGCCCCAAAACGCCGGCCCAACAGCAATCGCCCACCGGTATTCAGCGTCCACATGAACTGCGCTTCCCAAGTGCCCCAGTGCGCCGCACCGAAACGCGAGCGGCCCATGCGCGGGGCTTCGAGTTCGGTGATGGTGGCGCTCGGGTAACCCTGGCTTTTCGCGATCTCGAGGTAGTAGCCGACGGCTTGACTGCCGACCGCGAGCAGTCGCCGGCGCACGGCCAGGCGGCGGTCATCGAACAGTGGCGTGGCGCCCAGGCATGGGTCGGGAAGGTTCATTACCCGCTCCCAATCGGGCACCAGTTCGCTGACCCCAGCCGGGTCCATTTCGTTGAGCAGGTCGGCGGCGCGAGCGTCGAGGCGAGCCAGTTCCTGTGCCACGCCTTCGAGCACTTCTTCGAGCTCAGGAACTTGTTCAGGGTCCCAGGCCGGCCCACTGGGCAGCAGGCTGCGCAGTTGGGCGTGGTATTGCGCGGCGGTTCTTATGCCCCCCATACGCAACCTCCAAACGTCAGCAATTCGTTTTTGTTGGCAGGGACATCGGCGACGGGCGAGGTGAGTGAGTGGTCGTATTCACCACTGGCGCTGCTGATGGCTTCACGGATGTGACTGATCAACAATTTCTGGCCGAGGTCGGCTTCACGGTTATGCAGGTCACGTAATTGCGCCTCGACTGCCGCACGGACTGCCGTGGTGTCGGGACTCACGCTGAGGTGATAGACGACCGGTACCTGAACCGGCCGCTGTACATGCACCTCGGCGGTGACCGGGCGCAGAGGCTCGATGTAGGCCTGGACTTCGGCCAGTTGTTCGTCATTCGGCACCGGCTGCGGATCGTCGTCACGCATGATGAACAGGCTGACCGTGCCCGGCCCCAACAAACCGCCACGGCACCAGGCGCGGGTCACACCAGGGCATTCCAGGGCCCAGGTTTCATAGTCCTGGGCCGAACCGCCGTGGGGGATGATGCGGTAGGAGCGAATCACCCGCGAGCGCAGTGACTCCAGGCTTTCCCGCGCCACACCACCGTTGAGCCCCGGCGCCAGTACGGTAAAGCTATTGCCGACGATCCCCGCAATCGGCTGCACCGGTATCAACGTCAAGCCGGCCTCGGCATTGCCCAGGCTGCCGGCTTCGAGCGCGGCGATGGTGGTGCTGTTGAGGCCATTGCTGGTGGTGCGCGCGGCGGTCACTTTGTAGGTGCGACCGTCGCTCGATTGCAGCAGGGTGTCGACGTCCAGCACGGCACCGGCGCTGGCGGTAAAGCTGACGCTGCCGCTGGCCGCTTGTGCGGACTTGCGCGGCTGGTTCAAACGCAGTGCGGCGATCCGTTCCAGGGTCGATTCATCGGCCTTGTCCGGGAGGATCTGCTCGGCGATCCAGTCCAGGTAGCCATATAGGCCATAGGCGGCGCCACCGAGGGTGCGGGCCAGCACTTGCGCATCGGACTGGCGCAGCGAATCGCTGGCCAGGTCGCTTTGGGCGCGCTTGATCAGCACCGGCAGCGAAGGGGTTTCAAACGGCATAGATCACCTGCCAACTGTTATCGGGGTTGATGTCCAGGCGTTCGCCGTCGGCCAGGGTCAGGACCGTGCGCAGGTTCAGGCGCTGGGCGTCGAGGCGTTCGCTGATGATGTCGATGGCGCTGCAGTGGCCGTCGTCGATCAGCCATTGCAGGGCTTCGCGGGCATAGAACTCGGCGTCCATCTGGGTCTGGCGGGTCAGCTTGACCCGGCGCAACAGCCACAGCCGCGAACCGATGCGGTCGTCGGCCACCGTAGGAAAGCTGTCGCCCCACCAGCCAAAACGCTCTTCGTCGTCGAGGGCATCGTCATCGGCGGCGCGGCGCCAGGTGAACAGGCTGATCAGCACTGAGCGAGTCAGTGCGGCGTGGAGGTTCTGGCTGATCAACATCACTGCCCTCCCGCCGGTGCGCCGGTCTGGCCGTTGCCCGCTTGCACGCCGACATGCACGTGTTTGATCTGGCTGATGCCGCCGGCAATCTGATCGCCGGTGGAGACGATTTTTCCGGTCTGGTTGATCACGGGGCTGTCGATGTTCACCGCGCTGCTGGCGCGAATGTTCAGGGTGGCGGTTTCGATGTCGATGATCCGCCCGCGCTTGAAGTGGATCTTGTCGCCTTCGTCGGTGTAGATCGCTACTTCTCCCGCGGCCAGGGACTGGAGGCGATAGCGACGGTCGGCGACTACCAACACGATGGCGTGGGAGCGATCACCGCCCAGAAATGTAGCGACACCTTCGGCGCCGGCCAGTGGGTTGCTGGTGAATCCGTAGGGTTCGAAGTGCTCCATGTCGTCGTTCACTTCGCCGGCGGTGAGGCGCATTTGCAGCGATTGAAGCTTGGTGGCCGAGTTGGCGAGCACGACAGTGCCGCGCGCCAGGAGGCGTGTCAGTAGGCTCATGTTGAATTCCTTGGAGGGGCGAGGCCGAAGGCTGCGACCTTTTAAGGGGCTATCAGGTTTTCTTCGGGGGCTCGGGATTGGCATCGAAGGTAGGCGGCGGTGCGACTTGCAAGGTGGTGATCGAACCTTGCGCCGACAGCGAGTAGGTCACTTTGGAAATCAGCATGTCGTCATCGAACCCCAGCACCGGATCCTTGACCCGCACCAACGTGTTATGACGCCACAGATCGCCGTTCGATTGCCGCCAACCCTGCACCTGATAAGTGGTGGTTTTGGCCTTGCCGACGCGGGTAGCGCTTTCCCAGTTGGCCCGTTGCAAGGCGAGATCGGGATTGATCTGCATGCCTTCGTTGATCACCGTGACCCGCCGACGCTTGTAGCTCAGGTCGGCAGATACCGATTCAACCTCGCTGACCGCCGCCCCGCTCTTCTTGTCCGTGCCCTTTTGCTGACCGATGACCCGGTATTCGGAGAACACCTGGCTGTAATCCATCGGTGCGTTGGCCGAGAGAATATTCTTGCCCAACTCCAGCGCATCGCTGGCTCGGCCACCACTGCCAGGCCGGGCCAACACCAACCGGCCCTGGGCATCATCGGTAGAAAACACCCGGAATAACGTCAGCAAGCGGTCGATGGATTGAAACACCGTTTCCCCCGGCACGATGGTGTGACTGCTGAGCCGGGCGGTCTCGGGAATTTCACTGACCACAAAGACCTTGTAGGTGATCGCCAGCGCTTCGACGATGCTCAACAGCGATTGCTCATGCCATTGATTCGGGCGGTTGGTCGCGGCGCAATCCACCAGGTCCTGAGTACAAGAACTGCCTTCGATGTTCAGGCTGATCTGTCGCCCGTCATAGCTGATCGGGGCCTTGAACACATACCCGGTCAGTACCAGATCCTGGCCGATGCGCACTTCACAGGCGTCACCGGGCTGGATCCGCTTGTCCACGGTCTGCCCCGGCCATTGCCAGGTGATGTTGAGTTTAAAGGTGCGGAACTGACGCTCCAGATCCGCCGTGATTTCCACGCTTTTCCAGCCACCGTATTCCAGGCCGCCGACCGTCAATGTGACGCGGTTATCCATCTCGTTCATGGTTCACTTCCCGGATACTTTCACATCGTTCGGCGCGTACCCTGGATGGGCAATTCCGTTGCGCTGAATCACTTCGGTGACCCGCGTTGCATCGGCAAATTGCTTGTACGCCACCACCAGCGCCGGAAGGCTTTCCTGAAAAGACTTGCTGACCTGTCGTACACCCGACGACGCCACTGCCTTGAGATGCGCAAGCAGCGCCTGCTTCACATCGTCGATGGCCTGGTAATGCGCGGAACCGGCCTTGTCCAGCATCGGGTTGGTCGCCTCTACCAGCGCCTTTTGCAGTGCTTTCAAATCGTCGGTGACCGGCACTTCCTGCCGGGTGACCGGCAGGTTCGCCTGCTGCTCCAGCGATGGTGTCGACGACAGTTTCACCGGTGTCGACGCGACCGGCATCGAGGCAACCCATTGCGCTACTTTGACCAGCAACGTGTCCTGCACCAGATCGGCCATGGCTTGCGCCGCGGCCGTGGTGTCCTTGCCGGTGGTGAGCTTTGGGGCATCGGCCTTGCGGATGGCTTCGAGCTGTTGGGACACGTCGGCAATCACGCCACGATAACCCTCCTTCGCGAAGTCCTTGAGCGATTTGATATCGCCGAGCAAGCCCTTGAATTCCGCCGCCACTTCCTTGGGCAATTCCTTGACCGCGTTGACCAGCTCGGTGATCTGCCGATATTGCTCGATCAACGGTTTGAGCTGTTCCTTGATTACGTCATACACCCCGGTCAGGCTGTTGCGCAGATTGGCGATGCCGATTCGCGCGGCCTTGATCAGGGTCATGGCCTGTTCGAAGCGGGCCACCGCCGAACCCAGCAAGGTGTCGGCCTTGGCCAGCAGCACCTTCTGCGTGCTGACCGTGGCCGTCGGAAACGGCAGCGGTTCATCGGGGTAAAACTTCAGCGTGAACGTCACCAGCCCGCCGTCCTGGCGGGTCTGGGTCATATCGCATTCGCCGACCTTGACCTGTATCCGTCCCAGCCACGGGTGCACCAGTTCACCACTGCCCTGCTCCAGCGCCTTGAGCAGCTTGTCGCGCTGCTCCAGGCAATCGGGGCCGACGATGAACGCCGTCAGATCATGGATCTTCGCCTGCTGGCCAAGGCCCTCGAAAAACGGCAGGTCCCGCTGCGGATACTCGTGCAACTGGCCCTTTTTACCGACCGGGGTTTTCGCCTGATCGACCCAGAAACCGACACCGCGAAAGGACGCCGGCAACAAACGGTCACGCCAACTCATTGGAGCCTCCCATGGAAAGTGAGCGGTAGCCGATGCGCGAGTTGAGCGACAGCCCCGGTTGATTGGTTTGCGGTTGATCGGTGCGCAGCCCGGCCGGCGCGTTTTCGAAGCGAACCGTCAGGCCGCCTTCGAGTTGCGTGCGATTGTTGGCGGCGCTTTGCTGCACCAGGGCGTTGGAGCCTTGGGCCAGGTTGTTCGACAGCGGCGCCGCATCATTGCTGGCACCAAAGAACGCTGGTGCGAGCTCCCCCTTGCCTTCGGCATTGGTTTTCTGTTGCGCCGCAGTCAAGCCTTCGACCTTACCGGTAACACTGGTAATGAAACCGCCAAAGCCACCGTTGAACATTTCCCTGATTGGCGCGAGCAGGTCTTGCAGCTTGCCCGACCAAATGGAAAACCACTCGGTGACCGGCTCCCAACCGGCCTTGAACATGTCCAGGGGGGACCAATCAAAGAGTCCCTTGAAGTAATCCACCATCGGTTGCGCCCGCACTTGCAAGTCTTGCCACATGCCCGAGAAGTAATTGCTAACCGGGTCCCAGGCGGCACGAAACACCTCCGTCGGCGACCAGTCGAACAGGCCTTTGAAAAAGGCCACCGCCGGTTGCGCCTGCACTTGCAGGTCCTGCCACAGGCCCGAGAAGTAATTGCTCACCGGGTCCCAGGCGGCACGAAACATCTCCGTCGGCGACCAGTCGAACAGGCCTTTGAAAAAGGCCACCGCCGGTTGCGCCTGCACTTGCAGGTTCTGCCACATCCCCGATAAGTAATTGCTCACCGGATCCCAAGCGGCACGAAACATCTGCGTCGGCGACCAGTCGAACAGGCCTTTGAGGAAATCGACCGCCACCGCGGCCAGCGCACGAAGCACATCCCAGATCGCCGAAAAGCACGTAACCACCGGTTGCCAGGCACGGGCGACCTTGTCCACCACGTTCCAGTCAAAGAGCTTCTTGAGAAAACTCATCGCCGGCACTGCCAAGGCCCTGAGCAAATCCCAGAGCGCGGAAAACAACCCCACCAGCGGCTGCCAATTGCTGGCCACGATGACGAGCGGATGCCAGGAAAACAGCGTCTTGAAAAAGTCGCCGATCGGGGCCGACAGTTTTTTCACGTCCTCCCAGAGCGAACCGAAAAAGCCACTGATCGGTGCCCACGCCGCTTCAATCGACGCTTGGGGCGACCACTCGAAGATCGACCGAAAGCTCTGCCAGGCCTGTGCCGTCGCGCCGTAAATCGATCCCCACAGCTCGGAAACAAAACCGCTGATCGGCGCCCAACCCGCCTTCAGCGCCTCAAGCGGTTTCCAGTTGAACAGGCTCTGGAACGCTGCAAACGTCGACTCCGCCGCCCCTTGCATCGCTTGCCAGATACCTTTGAAGAATCCCGATATCGGCTTCCAGTAAGCCACTATCAAACCCGCTGTCAGGGCAATCACTGCGGCGACAATGCCAATGGGGGAAGCCAGCAGACCCATCACAGCAACGAGCCCCATGGCCCCTGCAGTGACCACCGTGAAGGCCACGGCTGCCGCCGCCAACCCTTCGACCAGTGCAGGGTTATTGGCGACAAATTCGCCAACGGCAGTGATCAACGGCATCAGGCCGGTGACCACACTGTTGACCGCCGGCAGCAGCGCCTGCCCCATTTTCAAGGAAATACCGTCTACCGCATCGTTGAACTGCTTGAGGTTGGTAGCGGTATGACCGAGCGACACCTCAGGCGCTTTCAGCGTCGTGGTTTTACTGGATTTGTCCTCGAGTTCATCTTCTGCCTTGATTGCCTTTTTGATGCCGCTGATGAAGGGTTCCAGCAGCCCGCCCCCATTGATGAAGGCGCCCGCATCGAGCGTGCCGAGGCCGCTGTCCTCGATGCTTTTCTTGAACGCGCCGATCCTGGCCTTGATGCCCTTGAGCTGGGTATCCAGCTTCTGGGCATTGATCACGACCACGGACATGTTCACCGTGGTCTGAATGTTCGTCAGGCTCATGCTTTGTTGTATGTTCGCCATCACTGCACCTGCTGCATCGCATTGATCCGTTGCGCGTGCTCCAGCGATTCGCGGAGCACATCCAGTGGCCTGGCCATCATCTGTTCGGGGTCAACCTTCCAGAACCAGGCCAGGTCATAGGCGACTGCGATCAGGTCGGTGATGGCTCCGATGCCGCACTCATGAAAAAACTCGCGACCGCCCAACTCAGCGTATTGAGGTCAGCCAGATCCAGTTGGTTGACCGACGACGGCGGGATGCCGGCGCACACGGCGATGTATTTGGCCGCGACGTCCATGTCGAGGCTGACCTCTTCGCTCTTGTCGATCTTGTACGGCAGCGCCTTGATCGCTCGCACTTCCTGCACCGTCGGGCGGCGCAGGTTGAGCTCGGTCAAGGGCTCGCCGTGGGCTTCGATCGCAACTTGAAGCTTCACGGCGTTGCTCATTGCCAAGTCCCCTTGATGCCTTCGAATTTCAGTTCGATGGTGGCGTCATCGCCTTTGGATACCGGCTCCTCCACCAGATAAGCGCCGGCTAGTACATAGACTTTGCCGTTACTGAATTCGCAGGTGACGGTCATGTCGGAGCCTGCGATCAGTTGCTTGAGCGGGAAGTCCGCAGTGTGCAGCGCCGTCACTTTGAACGACGGCGCGATGTCGGTTTCCTTGTAGAAGCCCGGCACGACGGTTTCCCGTTTAACGGCCATCAATGGTGCTTCGCAGCCACCGTTGATGGTCAGTTGAGCGCCGTCCACTTTGACGTAGCAGGTGCCCGCAATCAGTTGACCCATGGTGTTTCTCCCTTCAAATAAAAAGCCCACACGCGGTGGGCCGAATTCATACAGTCAAAGGCAGCGATCAGGCTGCGTCGTCGTACTGCAGACGGAACTGGTTGAGCAGCGCGAACACGCGCAGGCCGTTGATGTAGTCCGGCGGGAACAGCACGTTGACCCGGCTCGGGTCCTGAGTGTCGCGCTCGACGATCAGGTGTTCGGCGAACAGCTCGGCGTTTTCCACATGGCCTTCCAGTTCGAGCTTGGCGTACTGGGCGATCAGCTCACCGCGAAGGGTGCTCGGGGTAACGATTGGCTGGCCGGCGCCGAAACGGGTGCCGTCGGAGGCCAGTTTGTGGCGGCCGTATTTGCTGGTGATCACGCTTTGCAGACGACGCACGATGAACGCCGACTGGTGCATGGTTTCGCTGTCCAGGTAGGAGTTGTCTGCCTGGCCGTAGGCGTTCTTCTGATAGGTGGTGATCGAACGCTGAATGCGCACGTAGCCGCCTTCGTAGTACGCGGTGGCGATGCCGTAGTTGAGCAGCGACTGACGCTCGGTCAGGGTGAACCGCTCGCTCGCCGGAGCCGGGTCGAGACCTGGCAGGCTGCCGCTTTGGGTCGGACGGCTGGCGTCGGCCGAGATGAACACCGAGGTGCGCGCAGCCAGGGCCGCGGCCTGTACCCAAAACGGTTGCGGTACGCCCGGTTCCAGCGCCTGAATGGTCATGTGCTGGTCGTTACGCGCCTGACCGGCCGCCACCAGAGTGCCGACGGTGCCGCGTTTGGCACTGTAGACGTGACCGAACAATTGCTTGGCCCAGGACCAACGACCGGTGCTGTCATCCATGACGGCTTGCCAGGTGTTGAGGGTCGACAGATCCGACCACGGCATGCAGATGAACTCGAACGGTTCATCACCCAGCGCCGCCACGGCGGCCACTTGATCCGGCACACCGGCGCCGCCAGTCATGGCGGTGATCGCCGAGGTCAGGCCGGCCGGGGTTTCTTCGCCGTTGCTCTTGCCCAGGCGATTGAATTGCAGGCTGATGTCGTTGCCGCTGTCGCCAGTCCATTTGGCGCTCAGGGTGACCACACCTTCGACCGCTGCGGCAGTGACCGGCAGATCGGCGCTGGCGTTGATTTTCAGTGCCAGGGCGGTGGCCGCTTGCGCCGCGGTGGCGCCGTTGACGATGGCCGCCTGAACGCGAACGCCGCCGACGTACAGGTTGAGCACGCCGCTTTGGGTCGCCGCACCCGTCAGGGTCAGCACGCCTTTGGCAATGCTGCCTTCGGTGTTGTGCAGCGGCAGGCACCAGATCTCGCCGATCGGGTCGGTCTTGCGCCAGGTTTCGTACATCGAGGCGAGCATCGAGCCTTGGCCGCCAATGCTTTTGGCCAACGCCACGCTGGACACCAGCACCAGCTTGCCAACCTCGGCCGGCGCGATGTTGTCGTTGACCTGAGCGACGATCAGGCGGCGCATGGCCGACGACGCGCTATTGGCGGCCGAGTTGTCCATTTCGGCATAGAACAGCGGAACACGAATGTCCGCGGGGATGTTGCTGAATCCGATCGCCATTATTTGGCTCCCTGTGGTTTCGCCGCTTTCACGGCTTTGGTAGTGATATCGCCATCGGCCAGACGTCGGCGCCACCAGGCGTTGTCCGGCACTTCACGGCCCTCGAGGGGCAACAGATCGCCCGCTTCCGGGTCCGGCACAACACGGCCCGGGGCCGGCAGCACGGTGATGCGTTTGCTCATGGGTTTACGTCTCCAGAGAAAGTCAGTTCCAGGCGCCCGTCGGGGCCTGGGTGTTGCAGATTGGGGTCCGCCGGGTCGATCGCATCGACCCGCACGGTGACCCCGGTAAAGGACGACAAGCCGTCCAGTTCACGCTCGTGCCAGCTCTGCGCCGGTTGCCCCGGCAGATTGCGGCCGAGCTGGAATTCGGAAAAAAAGCGCAGGCGGTAGAGCACGCGGCTGCTGTTGATGGAAACCAGTTCGCCGCCGTCGTAGGCGATGACGCTGTAGTCACTGCCGGGCTTGAAACCCACCAGTGCGCGCCACAGTTCGGCGCGCAGGTCGTGCAGTTGATCCAGCGCTGCAGCGGCGTCCGTGGTGTCGAGCACCAGGGTGACTTCGACGCGGTCGCGGATCGGTTGCAGCATCAGGTTTTGCGCCACGCTTTTGCTGGCCAGATCGGCAATCGGCACCACATAGGCGCAAGGCGTTTGCAACGGGGTGTTGGCTTGCAGCGTGGCGAGGTCGATGCCGGCGGCCACACGATTGGCCAGGGTTGGGCATTGCTCACGCAGTTGCGTGATCAGGGCTGTGATCTTCATGGTTCTTCACCGGGCAATAAAAAACCCGCCGCGGCGGGTTTGAGTGAACGGTACTGGCCGTGGTAAACCCGCGTCCTTGCGGGTCAGTGCGGTATGCACTGTGGATGACGCTCCTTAAGATTGAGGGCTCAATGATCTTGAGACGGATCGCGCGGTGGCACTTCACAAACGCCAATCCGCTTGGCGGCCCAGCGTTCGTAAAGCCCGATGGCCACGTCCGCCCCGGCCATCGCCGTCAGGCAGCCAAAGGCGCCAGCGGCCCAGATCGACAGGCCCGCGGCGTACAACAGCATGATCGCCGAGACGCCGCAGATCATGCAGGCCCCGGACCGCAGGGCCAGGCGCCGCAGCAGTGACCAGCCACGGGCGCCCTCCTTGTCGGCGCGCCACATTTCGCCGGACACCCCGCCCGCTACCGCGAGGAGGATGACGAGCCAGATCGGCATGTCCAGCAACGCTTGTTGCTCGTTTGTCATGTCACGCCTCCTGGTGTGATTGATGAGTGATGTGTGTTGGATTCAATCGATGTCTCTTGAGGTAGGCATTCCAAAAAGCCCGGAGCATTCCGGGCTTTTCAGTAATGCGCTCCTTCGCCTTCCTTTAATCCTGTGTCAAAAAGGAAGCTGACTTTTCGGTGCTACTGGCACGGTACGAGTCCATTCAAATTGTTTTTCCGACCGCGGTCCCTGCCCGCCGGATAACTGCTTCTGGTGCTTTACGCTGCACACCCGGGTCAGTTGCCAACCCTCTGAACCGTTGAGGCCGGTTCATCGCTGCCTTTGTGGTGGAACTAAAGAGCTTCGTTTCGAGCCGCTTTGTTGAGCGGCTTGAGACAAAGAATATGCATGGATGCATATACAGTCAATGCGTAAATGCATTTATTTATGCGCAAGAAATGCACTGACGCATGAATGCCCCGCAGACAAAGGCGTTGGCGGTTTTCGGCAGGCGAAAAAAAACCCGTCGGGCGACGGGTTTTATCTGACAGCGGTGAGGTTAGCGGGCGTACATGCCCCACCAGAAGACGTGACCAAGGATGACGATTTGCTCTTCCTGGATTTCCTGGAAGCTGTAGTCCTCGTCCGGATGCTCATCGCGATTGAAGCTGCGCAGGCGAATCCCGGTCGGCAGGCGATAAAGCTGTTTCACCCGCAACTGGCCATTGTGGTTGATGGCGTACAGGTCGCCGTCGATGATGTCGCCAATCCCGCATTTACCGGCATTCACCCCCACCGTGGCACCATCGCGCAGCACTGGCAACATGCTGTTGCCGCGCACGGTCACGCATTTGGCCTGGTCGAACTGCACACCGTTATGTCGCAAACTGCGCTTGCCGAAGCGCAGGCTAGAGCGCTCGCTCTCTTCGATGACGAATCTTCCTGATCCAGCAGCCAATTCAACCTCGCGAAGAAAGGGGACCGACACCTCGTCGTCATCGACAGGCGTATCGTCGTCCCACAGGCTTATGTCCTTGAGTTCCGAATGCAATTGATCGCGCCCGGCGCTGGCGGCCGGCGCGACATCCGCGCGGCCCCGCAATTGATCGGTGCTCACAGCAAAGTATTCGGCAATCTTCGAGATATGTTTATCCGAAGGATCGACGATCTTCCCGCTGAGGATGCGCGAGAGAGTGGATTGAGGCACGCCGGTGCGACGGTGAAGCTCCGTGGGGGAGATCCCGTGCCGATCGAGCAGCGCTCTTAAGACAGTAGAAACATTGCGTTTTTGCATAACGCGAATAGTGCTTGATCTTTTTTCGGAAGACAAATGCCAAATTGCATAATTTGTGCATAGACCCACGAAAAATAGCCTTGAGGCTTTCATGCCTGCGTCGGGCGGACCGCCCATGGTAACCTTGCGCCCATCGCGGAAAAGCCGGGCCGATGCCCCTCCTTTGCCCCACACCTTTCAACGAATTTGCCTATATCCGATGAATAAAGCCGTCTCCGATCTGTCCTCCCACACGCCAATGATGCAGCAATACTGGCGCCTGAAGAATCAGCACCCCGACCAGCTGATGTTCTATCGCATGGGCGACTTCTACGAGATCTTCTATGAAGATGCGAAGAAGGCCGCCAAGTTGCTGGACATCACCCTGACGGCTCGTGGGCAATCGGCGGGTCAGGCGATTCCGATGTGTGGGATTCCTTACCACGCTGCGGAAGGTTACCTGGCGAAACTGGTGAAGCTTGGCGAATCGGTGGTGATCTGCGAGCAGGTCGGCGACCCGGCCACCAGCAAAGGCCCGGTGGATCGTCAGGTGGTGCGCATTATCACGCCCGGCACGGTCAGCGATGAAGCGCTGCTGGATGAGCGTCGGGACAACCTGATCGCTGCGGTGCTGGGTGACGAGCGTCTGTTCGGTCTGGCGGTGCTGGACATCACCAGCGGCAACTTCACGGTGCTGGAGATCAAGGGCTGGGAAAACCTGCTGGCGGAACTGGAGCGGGTCAACCCGGTTGAGCTGATGATCCCGGACGACTGGCCGAAGGACTTGCCAGCGGAGAAACGTCGTGGGGTTCGTCGCCGTGCGCCGTGGGATTTCGAGCGTGACTCGGCGTTGAAAAGTCTTTGCCAGCAGTTTTCCACCCAGGACCTGAAAGGTTTCGGCTGCGAGAACCTGACCCTGGCCATCGGCGCTGCTGGCTGCCTGCTCAGCTACGCCAAGGAAACCCAGCGCACCGCCCTGCCGCACTTGCGCAGCCTGCGTCATGAACGCCTGGACGACACAGTGGTGCTGGACGGCGCCAGCCGGCGCAACCTGGAACTGGATACCAACCTGGCCGGTGGTCGCGACAACACGTTGCAATCGGTGGTCGACCGCTGCCAGACCGCCATGGGCAGCCGTTTGCTGACCCGCTGGCTGAACCGTCCGCTGCGGGATTTGACCGTACTTCTGGCACGCCAGACGTCGATCACCTGCCTGCTGGACCGTTATCGCTTTGAGAAACTGCAACCGCAGCTCAAGGAAATCGGTGACATCGAGCGGATTCTGGCGCGGATCGGCCTGCGCAATGCCCGTCCTCGTGACCTGGCGCGCCTGCGCGATGCCCTCGGCGCACTGCCAGAGTTGCAGATGGCGATGGCCGAGCTTGAAGCTCCGCACATCATGCAATTGGCGACGACCACCAGCACCTATCCAGAACTCGCGGCGCTGCTGGAGAAAGCCATCATCGACAACCCGCCGGCGGTGATCCGTGACGGCGGCGTGTTGAAAACCGGTTACGACAGCGAACTCGACGAGCTGCAATCGCTCAGCGAAAACGCCGGGCAGTTCCTGATCGATCTGGAAGCCCGGGAGAAGGCCCGCACCGGCCTGGCCAACCTGAAAGTCGGTTACAACCGCATTCACGGTTACTTCATTGAGCTGCCCAGCAAGCAGGCCGAATCGGCACCCGCAGACTATATCCGTCGCCAGACCCTCAAGGGTGCCGAGCGCTTCATCACCCCGGAACTGAAAGCGTTCGAAGACAAGGCGCTGTCAGCCAAGAGCCGCGCCCTGGCGCGCGAGAAGATGCTCTACGAAGCACTGCTCGAAGACCTGATCGCCCAATTGCCGCCCTTGCAGGACACCGCTGCCGCACTGGCCGAGCTGGACGTGCTGAGCAACCTCGCCGAGCGCGCACTGAATCTGGACTTGAACTGCCCGCGCTTCGTCAGCGAGCCATGCATGCGTATCAGCCAGGGTCGTCACCCGGTGGTCGAACAAGTACTCACCACACCCTTCGTGGCCAACGACCTGAGCCTCGATGACAGCACCCGCATGCTGGTGATCACCGGTCCGAACATGGGCGGTAAATCCACCTACATGCGCCAGACCGCGTTGATCGTGCTGCTGGCGCACATCGGTAGCTTCGTGCCGGCGGCCAGTTGCGAATTGTCCCTGGTCGACCGGATCTTCACCCGGATCGGTTCCAGCGACGACCTGGCGGGCGGACGTTCGACCTTCATGGTCGAAATGAGCGAAACCGCGAACATCCTGCACAACGCCACCGAGCGCAGCCTGGTGCTGATGGACGAAGTCGGTCGCGGCACCAGCACCTTCGACGGCCTGTCCCTGGCGTGGGCCGCGGCCGAGCGTCTGGCGCAACTGCGAGCCTATACACTGTTCGCCACTCACTATTTTGAGCTGACGGTGCTGCCGGAAGCCCAACCGCTAGTAGCCAACGTGCACCTCAATGCCACCGAGCACAACGAACGTATCGTGTTCTTGCACCACGTGCTGCCTGGGCCTGCCAGCCAGAGCTATGGCCTGGCGGTTGCACAGTTGGCCGGGGTGCCGAGCGAAGTGATCGTGCGTGCCCGTGAACACTTGAGCCGGCTGGAATCCACGGCGCTGCCCCATGAAGTGCCGACGCCGGCCAAAGGCAAATCCGTTGCGCCGCAGCAGAGCGACATGTTCGCCAGCCTGCCGCATCCGGTGCTGGATGAACTGGCCAAACTTGATCTGGATGACCTGACACCGCGCAGGGCTTTGGAAATGCTCTATACATTAAAGACACGGATCTAA